AATTATAACGGGTCAAGAAATCATCTTGATTATAAAAGTAATTGAATAGTAATGACTGACTAAGTTCTGACGCAGCTGGATGCAGCGCTGAATTAGTAGCAGAATCTACTGGCATCTGATTATTAAAAGCTAGCTTGATAGCATCCGCGTCAATAATAAACGCATCTGACTGACCAGCTAATTTATTTGCATGTCTTGACTTACCAGAGCCAGAAGCCCCGATAAGGAATGTAATTGTGTTTTGTGTTTTCATGCTAATTAGACGGTAATTAGTTACAAAAGGTTACACATTATTTAGAATTATTTTATCCTGGGATATCTATCAATCCTTATCAATCTGACCCATGCCATTATCATTTTAAAAAAAATATATGGTATTTTCTGACATACATTCTCATAAGCTGTAATTGCTGCATATATGCTGTAAATGCTTGATTTTATTGACACTACAACGCAACATAATAGTAGTTATAGGACAATGAACGGGAATGTCAATTTGGCTGGGGTGTATTCGTATTCGTAACACTACAGTTAGTTAATGCCAATTTATTACTATATATAGTATGTCTAGTAAAAAGGTACTATATATTGTGTTTGCTTATAACTTTTGTAGATAATGTACATACACTTGGTGCAGCGTCACACATTACCTGGACATTATTTATTTCTTTTAAAGTGTTATTACACTCTTTACATTTCATATATAATTTTTATTTTATTAAAACTCTTTGGGGATATAGCGGGCTATTTTTTTTTATATTTTCAAATATGAACTAGGATGTTTCACTAGACCTTGGGTATCTCACTTGTCTTTCTAGTTGGTCTTACTGGCTGTAAGGTGAGACTTTTGTACTCCCGATGTCCGCTTTACCTGTATCTTGCTACTTGCTCCTGGTTGTTTGTAGTTCGCTAACTTTATCATAAAGGATAATCTAAAACAATTTAGAGAAAAAAATTTTTTTTATGCTCGCTTTGCTCGCTAGTTTCTATATAATAAATTTATCTTGGGATGGTCCCAGGATATAGATATGAATAAATATCCATATCTAGTAGAAAAGAAAAAATGCTTTTCATTATGTTTATGACAAGGTGATTTGTGTAATTTCATTTTCTTTCATACCAAACAATATTGGACATATTGTACGTGACGAGAACCTACTTCCTGCCCGAAGTAGGTTTTTGTTTTGTCGGGTCTATATTTCTTCCTTTGATTCTTGGATAACTTCTAGGTTTGTGTTTATGACAATATTTATATTTGTTATATTGAGATAAGATGGTAGTACAAGCAGAATGCACGCAGGTTCGGTTTTTCTGATACTGCGTATTCTTTTTGAAGTTCGGGTACTTGTTACCCGATATGTATTCTGCCATAATTAAATTATAGGAGGACAGATGCCAGGTAAAGGTTATTCATATAAAAAAGGTATGAAAAAAAACAAAGGTAAAAAGAAGAGAAGATAATGGCTGAATGGCGAGGTATGAAGGTCAAGTTAAACAGCCCTTCAAGAATACAAAAAGGTGAACCAGGTTACGGTAGAAAAAAATTTAAAGTATTTGTATCTAGTAACGGCAAAGTTAAAAAGGTTATGTTCGGGGACCCAAACATGGAGATTCGTAAAGATAACCCTAAAGCTAGAGCTTCATTCCGAGCCAGGCATAAATGTTCAACAGCTAAAGATAAAACAAGTGCAAGATATTGGTCTTGCAAGATGTGGTAGGAGATTATGGCAAAGAAAAAACAAGTATGGGATAAGAAGAGACCTAAGTCATTAGGTAAATCTAAACCACTTACAGCTGCACAAAAAGCTAAAGCAAGAGCTAGAGCTAAAAAAGCTGGAAGAACATATCCAAACTTAGTTGACAACATGTGGGCTGCTAACCAGTAGAACTACATGGCAAATTTAAAAACTGTGAGTTGTCCACACTGTGGAGATAAATTTAAACAACAACACGGTCGTCAAAAATATTGTAAGATACAATGCACTAAAGCTGCTAATGCAAGACAAAGAACTGCAGCTAAAAAAGAAGAAAAGAAACTAGCAACAGAATCTAACGCACGTGCTAGTCGTGGTGAACACTATTTATATTTTGTAGAAAACTATGCAGCAGAATTAGTAGAAGGTCAATTTACACAAAAGTTTGTGGCAGAAGATATAGGAGTTGACCAGAGTGTTGTAGCAAGAATGTTACTTGCATACAAAGAAGATAAAGCTGTAGCTGAAGCAAGAGAAGGTTGGGATATACCAGAAGAAGCTAAAGATGCACTTACATCATTTGAAAAATTTAGAGATAGATACTTCCTAACAGAAACTGGTAAACCATATGAGACTGCTAAGTTTCACAAAAACTGGATAAAAAATATTTTAAAATCTATAAAGAACGGTTCGCAACTTATGATACTGTCACCACCTAGACATGGTAAAACAGATTTACTTACACACTTTGCAGTATGGCAAGTATGTAAAAACCCTAACATCAGAATTATGTGGGTAGGTGGTAATGAAGATATTGCAAAGAATGCAGTAGGTTCTGTACTAGACCATTTAGAAAACAATGAAAAATTAATAGAAGATTTTTGTGGTCCAGGAGAAACATTTAAACCAAAGAGTAGAACTGGTAAGACTTGGAGTTCTGGTCAGTTTACAGTTAAGACTAGAACTGTAACTGGTATTAAATCACCTACTATGGTTGCTGTTGGTAAAGGTGGTAAGATTCTATCACGTGACTGTGACTTGATTATTGCAGATGACATTGAGGACCACGGTACAACAATACAACCTAGTTCACGTGAACAAACAAAGAGATGGTGGACTACAACATTGTCATCACGTAAAGAGGAACATACAGCAATAGTTGTTATTGGTTCTAGGCAGCATCCAGATGATTTATATAATTCTTTAATAGACAATGACGAGTGGCATAAAATAATAGAATCTGCACATAGTTTAGATATTCCTATAGATTCTGGAGAACCTAAAGACCACAAAAAACATATGTTGTGGTCAAGCAAAAGAAGTTACAAGTGGCTTATGGCACAAAGAAGGAACGCACAAACAACTGGTGGTCTTGCAATATTTGAGATGGTATATCTTAATAGACCATTTTCAGAAGGGCTGCAGATGTTTAAGGTAGATTCCTTAGATGCTGCAAGAGATGATTCCAGGAACATTGGTCATGTACCAGCAGGTACAAGACTTATCGCTGGACTTGACCCAGCTGCAACTGGTTACCAGGCAGCATTCTTATGGGCATATCATGTAGAATCTGGCAAGTTGTACATGGTAGATATAGAAAACACAAAAGGTGGTGGCATACCACAAGCATTTAAAACTATAAAAGAATGGTATGCAAAGTATCAATGTTCGCACTGGATAATAGAAGAGAATGGTTTTCAACGTGCTATTAGACAAGATAGAGAATTAAAAGAATGGACATCAACAAAAGGCATACACTTAGAAGGACATCAAACACAAAAAAATAAATTTGACCCGTACTTTGGTGTTGGGTCCATGAGTGAGTTGTTTGACAAAGGATTAGTAAATCTTCCTTATGGTAGTGCAGATTCACAAAATAAGAGTAATATATATCGTAGGCAGCTTTTGTATTTTTCAAATGCTGCTAATAAGGCAAGTAGCAGGGGTTACAAGTCAGATATAGTTATGGCTAGTTGGTTTCCTATAAAAATTGTAAGGAGATTACAAAAGGAGTTTATCGCAGAGATGGGATATGATTACCAACCAAGTTATGGCAATTTTGATGTAAGTAGCATGAACTCTGCACCATGGTAGGAATATGAATACAGCTGAATTACAAGATAAGATAACGCAATTACATTACGATAATCAAGAGAATCATGCGATGCGTGGTCGTATTCGTTCCATTATGAACGGTGGTGCTAGTGGTATTTTAGCTTTACTAGGTGACCAAGTAAAAGGATTCCAGGACTGGCAAGTACCTATGCCAAACCTTATGATGTCTGGACTAGAACACCTTGCACAAAAGATAGGACGTATTCCTAATTTAAAAGTAGATGTACCTAACAATAAAGATTCAGAACGTGCAAGACAACGTGCAGATAAAATTGCAAGAATAATTACTGCATATGATGATGTACAAAGATTAGATTTACAGATGCCACAAGTTGGTAGATGGTTACCAGGTTATGGTTTTGCTGCATGGATTATAAAAGAAAAGAAGGATGCTAACGGCACACCTTATCCTATTGCAGAACTAAGAGACCCGTATAATTGTTTTCCAGGGTATTTTGGTGCAGACCAAACACCTAAAGAAATGTCATGTGTACGTAGAGTACCTAAATCTGCATTAGCTAAAATATATCCACAATATGCAGAAAAAATTAAAAAAGAAAAAAATGTAATTAATGTAGCAAGCGGATATGCTTCTGCATACCAGGACGCATATAACGGTTCCTGGGCTAACTCAAATAACGAAGGTGATTTAATATCTGAATACTATAACGAAGAAGGTACTTATGTTTATCATTTAACTTCTGGAACTATATTAGATTTTATTCCTAACCCGATTAAATCTGGTCCATCTTTTGTAGTAGCTAAGAAATTTAGCTTTGACCAGATGCAAGGACAGTATGACCAAATTATAGGACTTATGGCTTCTATGGCAAAAATTAATGTTATGTCAATTATTGCGATGGAAGATGCAGTCTTTACAGAAACAAACATAACTGGTGAATTAGAATCTGGACAATACAAAAAAGGTAGATTTGCAGTTAATTATTTTTCTCCAGGTAGTACAGTTTCTAAACCAGCATCTAACATACCTTATCAAATATTCCAACAGATAGACAGAATAGAGAGACAACTACGTGTAGGTGCTTCTTATCCTGCAACAGACGATTCACAGTCACCACTTAGCTTTGCTACTGGTAGAGGATTAGAAGAATTAGGTGCATCTATGTCACTTATGATTAGAGAATATCATACAGTAATGGCAGATGCTATAGAACAGATAGACTCTAAAAGACTTGAATGGGATGAGAACATGTACGGTGGTCAAACAAAAGAACTATCTGGATATAGAGATAATAAATTTTTTAGTGAAACATACGAACCAAAGAGAGACATACAAAGTTCTTATAAGACTAGAAGAGTCTATGGAGCTATGGCTGGTTACGATGAACCACAGAAGATTGTAACAGGGCTGCAGCTTCTTAGTTCTGGTGTTATTGACACACAAACATTACAAGAAAACTTAGACGGTTTAGATGATTTAAGTAGAGTAAACGAAAGAATTACAAAAGAAAAGATGGATAAAATATTAGAAGATACTTTATTACAACAAGCATCTGCTGGTGACCAAAAAGCTGTTATGGCTGTGGTACAAATCAGAGCTAACCCATCTGCTAAACAATCAATATTAGATAAATTTTTTACAGCTGAAAAGCCCGAAATACCCGAACAAGAAGCAGCGATGATTGAAGGTATGGGTCCTACACCACCTGGACCCGCACCTTCTATACAATCAGTATTAGGAATAGGATAATGCACGAGATATTTGAAGATATAGTTGACAACAGTTTATGGGAACTAGACGAAGAAGGCGATGACATTATCATGGAAGATTTTATAAAGAAACAACAATTCAATAAGTTTCCTAGAATAATATCAAGATTTTTTGTAACAGAAATAATACATTTAGATGAGGATGATATAGATGGCA